ACTCAAGCGTTCAGCGCTTCCGGGTAAGGTACCTGATACGGGTTCTTTAAATTCCGGTGAATTAGCAATTAATACTTACGATGGTAAAATTTTTATCAAAAGGGCCGGTAATGTAGACTCTATTCAAAGTGTTTTAGTAACAAATTCAATTACAACGGGTTCAATTACTTTGACTCAAACTGGTTCTTTTGCAGAATTAGTAACAACACAAGATGGAAATATAGGTAGAGATTTGTATGTAATTAGAGATATTATTACAAACAATGATATTGATGCAGGTGGAGACATTAGTGGTAGTGGATTACAAGTAAATGATACTCTTAATATAAGACATGAGTATCTAACATTTACAGGTAGTGCAAATCTAACGGGTTCGGTTGGTGTATTGGGTAATTTGACCGTATTAGGTTCAGTAAACGCACAACAATTTAATATAAATGTAATTTCATCATCTGTTATTTATCAAAGTGGTTCTACTAAATTTGGTGATACGATAGATGATAAACATGAATTTACCGGTTCGGTAGATATAAGTGGTTCATTAATTGTAAATGGTAGTGAAGTAGGTATTGCACCTGGTCCAAATACGTTTGATTTTAATCTAGACCCTGAAGCAGCGGGGACGGTAAACTTTATAGAAGATAGTACCGGTAACACTCAAGCAATTGCTAGAACTGGTTCTTTTGATGTTTTAATTGGTAATAATAGATATTTATCAATTAGTTCATCCGCTATGAATGTTACAACGGGTAGTATAACGGCAAACTATATGCATTTGGCAAAATATATAACAACGGCAGGAGATTTGGATTTTAATATTTAATCATATTTATAAGAAACACAAAAGAATTAAATGGCAGCTATATTTCAAATAAGAAGAGGAACATCTAACATATCAATAGACGATGGCGAGTTATATTTAAATAAAGGAATTGGTTCTATCCAATTTGGTAGTGGTTCTACACCGGTTACTCTGGTTAGATTAGACCAACCAAATTCGGGTTCATTGAATATAGGTGGAAACATTACCGCATCTAACGCTTATTTTAGCGGAGATGTTGCAATTTCTGGAAACCTATTTCTTGGAAATGCATCAAACGATACAATTACTGCCGGTGGAGAGTTTACTTCAAATTTAATTCCAAACCCAACAAATACATATGCATTGGGTTCTTCTACAAAACTTTGGAAAGAAGTCCATGCAACATCTATTTCGGGAGCAATAGCAGCAACAAATGGTATTATTTCTGGTTCGGCACAAATAGCAGCATCACTACCTACTGGAATCGTTTCAGGTTCTTCACAAATAAATTTTACACAAATAAATGGGATATCAAATGATATAGTATCCGCATCAACCGATAGTACCAATATTGATTTTACTATTACAAATGGTAATATATCTGCAAATTTAAAAGGTGGAGTAGTATCTGGTTCATCACAAATAATATCGGTGTTAGATTCATTAAATCAATTTAGTAGTTCTATAAATACAGCAACTGCTTCATTAAATTTAACAACAGCAAGTTTAAACACATTTACTGCTAGTAATGGTAATATATCATTAAATGAATATACTCAATCTTTAAAAGCGGCAATTAGTTTAGATACTACAAATGTAACTATATTGGGTGATTTGACCGTAAACGGAACAACTACTCAAATTAACTCTACACAAGTTAATATTGGTGAAAATATATTAGAATTAAATTTTGGAGGTTCTGCAAATACTGCTGGAATTTATACAAAAGATGCAACCGGTGGTTCAACTACTTCTGGTTCTTTATTATGGGATTCAACAAATGATTTTTGGAAAGCTGGTAAGAAAGATTTAGAATCAAAATTATTATTGGCAGGGGGTGATAATATATTATCGTCATCTGCACAATTAGTTGAATTGAATTCATTTACACAATCATCTAATTTAAGATTAAATAATTTAGAATCCAAATCAGCTTCGGTTGATATTAGTATTGCAAATTTAAATATAGTATCATCTAGTGTAAACGATTTTACAGCATCTACTTTAAATAGATTAAATAATTTACAATCAAAATCTTCATCAATTGATATTATTGTTTCCAATTTACAAATATCAAGTTCAAATTTAAATATAGTAAGCGCATCGTTAAATTCATATACTGCAAGTAATGATATTACCAATACTAATCAAAATAATAGATTAAGTAAATTGGAAGAAAGTACATCTTCATTAAATACATTTACTGCATCGGTTGCCGGACATATTTCTGATATTAATGCTTGGACAGGTTCTCAAAAACAAAAAGATACAACACTAGAAAATGTAACAAGTTCTTTAAATTTACATACCCAATCATTAAACTCATATACAAGTTCAACCGAAGTAAGATTAGATGATTTGGAATATACTGCATCAATTTCAGTAGGTGCAGGTTTAGCTGGAGAATTTAGTAAAATTAATCAGGTAACCGCTTCATTACAATTATTTACTTCTTCAATTAATACAACGATTAAGACTAAATTAGATACCGATGGTGTAATAAGTGGTTCATCACAAGTTTCATATATTGGATTATCTAATATACCAGCGGGAATTATATCTTCATCTGCACAAATTGATACACTATTTAATATAGATGGAATAGTTAGTGGCTCATCTCAAATTTCATATGTGGGATTGAGTAATATACCGGCCGGAATTATTAGTGGTAGTTCTCAAATTACATCATTATTACCTTCTGGAGTAATTTCTGGTTCTTCGCAAGTTTATTCGGGTGTAAGTGGAGATATTACAATAGCATCAAATGGTGTTGCAACAATTCAAGCAAATTCGGTAGCATTAGGAGTTGATACTACTGGTAATTATATGAGTGATTTAACTCAAGGTACTGGTGTTACAATTTCACATACTCCTGGAGAAGGTTCAAATGCAACTATTTCGATTGCACAAGCAGTAGCAACAACATCCGATGTACAATTTGGTTCATTAGGAATTGGAACTGCAGCAAGTGGAGTTAGTGGTGAGATTAGAGCAACTGGTGACATAACGGCGTTTTATTCATCAGATGAAAGATTAAAATCAAATATACAACCAATAGGAGAGGCATTAACGAAAGTAAATCAAATTAGTGGTAATGTATATGATTGGAAAGAAGGATTCGAAAATATACACTCGCATACTGGTACGGATATAGGAGTAATAGCACAAGAAATTGAAAAAGTATTACCATACGCAGTAATTGATAGAGATAATGGATATAAAGCGGTAAATTACGAAAAAATAGTTCCACTATTAATTCAAGCAATAAAAGAATTATCATCTAAAATTGATAGATTGGAAAGCAAATAGATATTTATAAGGGTATAAGGAATTTCTTATGCTTTAAACTAAAAAAAAGAGTAAACTAAAATGGGACTTAAATTTAGACGTGGTACGAACGCACAAAAATCCGGTTCGTTGGCATTTGGAGAACCTTATGTAAATACGGACTTAGGAACATTACAAATCGGTGGATTAACCGGAGATATTACACTAGGAGCATCAGGAACAGGAAGTCAGGGTTCATTTGCTGGTATTTCAGGTTCTTCATTAGATATTACAGGTAACGCAAAAATTGATGGTAATTTAATATTAGGTGGTACAATTACAATTGGTGATGCATCAACAGATAATGTTGTTGTAAACGCTGATTTGAGTTCATCAATTATACCAAATGATGATAACGCATTTGATTTAGGTTCTACTTCTAAAAGATATAGAGCAATTTATGGTACAAATATATATGGTGCTATAAATGCAACAAATGGTGTGATAAGTGGTTCATCACAATTAAATACTTTAGCAACAACTGGTTCAAATACATTTAAGGGTAACCAAACAATCATAGGTAGTGGTGCAGGATTTGCAGCATATATATCAACATCTGTAAACGATGCAACATTAGGATTAGATACAACTGCCAATGTAAACGCAATGTATTTCTTAAAAGCTACTGAAAAGAATTTTGAAGTTAGTTTTGATACAACAAATGCAAATGGTATATTTAGATTACTACCATATGATAATAATAGTTTTATTCAAATAGGCAACCCATCTAATTCAGGTAATAATAATACCGATTATGTATTTGTTGCAGAATCAACTTATGGTAACGTATTGTTAGGTCCAGGAATTGGAAATGCAACATCATATTTAGGAGGTTCAACTCCATTAACTGATAAAGTTCAAATAGCTGGTAATTTGTATGTGAGTGGAGCAATAAAAGCCAATTCATTTACGGGTTCAATTGCAGCAACAAATGGTGTTGTATCTGGCTCATCTCAAGTAACTTTAAGTTCAACAACTGGATATAGTGATTTTAGTTCTTCATTGAATAGTAGAATATTAACTGAAAAAGGTAGAGTTGATGCAATACTTTCGGCAGCAGATGCAGATAAAGATTCATTTGCAGAAATTGTAACATTAATTAATTCAGTAGATACGACAAACGATAGTGCATTTGCATCATTTTATACTGCAAGTGTTGGTAGATTAAATAATTTAGAATCAACATCTGGAAGTGTAAACATTTCAGTAAGTAATCTAAATACATTTAGTGGTTCAGCATTAACAAGATTATCAGCATTGGAAGTTGAAACGGCTAATTTGGAAACATTTAGTTCTTCTGCATTGACAAGATTGACTAATTTGGAAGGTACTGATATTGGAATTACCTTAACAGGTGATGTAACTGGTACAGGAACAATTACAAATTTAGGTAACGTTTCATTCGCAACTACAATAGCAGCAAATTCAGTAGCATTAGGAACTGATACAACTGGCGATTATGTTGCAAGTTTAGTAGCAGGTACTAACATTACTCTTTCTAATAATAGTGGTGAAAGTGCAACCCCAACAATCGGTTTAACAAATAACGCAATAACAATAGCAGGACAATCAACTGCATTGGGTAGTTCAGTAACGGCTGAAACAATTAGAACGGCAATTGGTACTGTTGTAACTGGTTCTGCACAAATCGTTGGTTCATCAATCACTACAAACACAATAACAATCGGTTCAACATCGACTGCATTGGGTGGAACTTCAACTACATTAGCAGGTTTAACATCAGTAACTTCAACTGGATTTACGGGAGCATTAACTGGTAATGCATCAACTGCAACTACTCTACAAACCGCTAGAACAATCAATGGAACTTCATTTAATGGTTCTGCTGATATCACTATTGCTAATTTAGTTTCTGGTTCTGCTCAAATTAACGTAGCATCTACTACGGGTGATATTGCATTAGGAACTAGAACATCTGGTAACTATGTAGCAACAATAACCGGAGGAACTGGCGTATCATCGACAGGTGCAACAACCGGTGAAGGAATTGCACATACGATTTCAATCGGACAAGCAGTAGCAACATCCGATAATGTAAGATTCAACTCATTGGGTATTGGTGGAGCAGCATCTGGAACGGCAGGTAGAATTGATGCATGGGGTGATATCGTAGCATTCTCTACATCGGATAAAAATTTCAAAGAGAACATTACTCCAATTCCAAACGCTTTAGAAAAGATTTCTAGAATTAGTGGTAATACATATGATTGGAAAGTTGATATGAAAGAGTTTCATGGATTTGAAGGAAACGATGTGGGTGTGATTGCACAAGAAATTGAAGAAGTTTTACCACAATTAGTAACAACAAGAGAAAACGGATATAAAGCAGTTAAATACGATAAATTAGTAGCATTATTAATTGAAGGTATTAAAGAACAACAACAACAAATTCATTCTTTAACAATAGAAGTAGAGGAGTTAAAGAAACAAAAAGGTTTATAATTAATGTATGATGTTTACTACACTACCGCGGGTGGACCTTGGTTCAACAGCGGTGCAGATATATGGGTAACCGAATGGATAAAAGAAGTGGCACCTCATTTAGAAGTGAAGCCACTTCTACTTTTCCATAGAAAGAAACCGGATAACTACGAAGAATTTCCAATTGATATTGACCACGTTTGGGAAACGAATGAATTAGAAATAGATAATATTCTAAAATCAGCTAGAAAGGTACACATTCTTCATGGTCATTATACTCCTACTACCGCTATTCATAATAATTTAGATAAAATTGATTCAATTATATTTCATAATTTAACAAAAGTATCTATGTTATCCCAGATGGGAAAAGATGAATATCTTCATTGGTATGGAAATTGGGAATGGGAAAGTGAGTTAATAAATAAAATTAAAAATAAGATTTGGGTAGGATTATATCATTTTCCATATAAAACAGAAAATTTATATCATATTCCAAATACTTACGAATTTATAAATAATAAAAAATTAAGTGATTCTACAAAAGTTGGATTTGCTGCAAGAGCAGAGGGTAGAAAAAATGTAGAATATATAAATGAATTGGAAAGTTATATATTTACCAATTCGGATACATTTAATAAATATTATAGAAAAAAATATGGATATACATTCGAAAAAGGAAAAGTTTACAAATTTGATTATAAGCATAAGGAAAGGTTCTATGGGCTTGATTGGGGAATATCTCACTCTTGCTTTGAACATGAACCCTTCGGATATGGAATATTTGAAGCAGTTGATTGGGGTAAACTACCGATATTACATGAAAAGTGGCACGACCCACTTGATTATAAGTACAAAGCGGTTGACGAGGAGACATTTAAAAAGACCTACAAAACGATTTGTCAGGATGATTACGAAACCCGTAATGAGGAGTTTAAAAAATTAAAAAATTGGATGATTGAACACTTTTCAAACAAAGAAGTATGGAAAGAAAAACTTTTACATATTTATAACGGAGAATAACACTTTATACAATGGCAAGAACAAATTTATCATTAGGTAACTTATATAGAGCAGTAAGTGGTTCTGCTAGAGCAGGAGCAGTTTCAATTGGAGGTCTTGGTGGTCAAACTACAAATGGTTCTTTATTATCATTTGCAACTGATGCAATAACCATCGCACCACCGACATACACTTATATAGTAGAAAGTACAACTGAAAACGGACAGTTCTCATTTAGTTCAACTGGTTCTTTATTCTATTCCAAAGTTCAACAACAATATAATAATTATACTTGTTCTTTTAATAATGCAAATTTCTCAACAGGAAGTAAGACAGTATCTACTGGTCCTACATTATTTCCAATAACACCTGCATCAATAGCACAATCTACATATTCTGAAGCATCATCTGTTTTAACAATGAAATATGAAGATGGATATAATGTAAATGCAACAAATTATGGGAGTGTAACGACAAAAACATTATATGCAGTAGATGTTTATAATACAATTAACCAACCAGATTTTTGTTTATTATTTGGTACAAAGGTACAATTAACCGATGGTACTGAAACAAATGTAGAAGATTTAAATGTAGGTGATACTATTAAAGCATGGGTTCCTACTAATTTACCAGATGAAACTCAATCTACGGAAAGTGACCAGGTTGATTGGAGATTCCATATGTTAGAAACAAATAGTGGAGAATATCAAGAAGTAGTTGTATCAGATGTTGTATTCAACTTTGCAAGTGGATATTTTTCAATAAATGATGGATTAATTAAAGCAACCGGAACACATCCAATTTGGGTATGGGATGCCGAAATACAAAAATATAAATTTAAATTAGCAGAAGATATTTTACCTGCTGATAAAATTGTAAAATACGATGAATTCGATGGTGTTCAAGAAATAGAAGTTTATAATATTGAAATAGTAACCGAAGATGTAGAAATTGTAACACTTAATGTAGAAAATTTTGACGTTTATTTAGCAAATGGAACCATTTCGCACAACAAAGGTACAACGACACAACCATACATTCCATCTTCTGGATTAAGAATGTATTTAGACCCATCAAAAGCATCATCAACAGATGGCACAGTCGGTACGGATTGGTTAGATTTGACCGGATATGGTACAGGTGTTAGACCTGCAGGTGCACCAAATGGTCTTGGTATTAGTGGTGGTAATCCAACATATAACAATGGGGCAACTAGAATAGACAAATATTGGTCATTGAATACTAATAAGTTTTGGTATAAAGATGGTTCATCAAATATAAATGGTGGATATACTCAATTTAACACAACTGCATATTCGGTAATAGCTTGGGTGAGATTCACATCTCATCCTGCAAATGGGTATTATCAAATATTTGGTAAACACGATAATGGAGCATCTAGAGAAATTGCAGTTTATTTAAATTCAAATGGCAGTGGTACTTACTTTATACATGATGGTACTTCTGTACAATTTAATAGTAATACATTTACATTATCAACCAATGTTTGGTATATGATTTCATACACTGCAGCATTAAATGGTACAAACGTTGCTTATACTGATACTACATCAAGAGGAACTACATCGAATGGTTCAAAAAATTATACTACATCGGGATTAATTCAAATTGGTGGTGGATATGGTGATAATAATTACTATTTCAATGGACAATTTGGTCCTGTGTTATTTTACAATACACAATTAAGTGGAACGGATATTACACAAGTATATAATTATTTCCAACCGACATATAGACCATAATTTGTTGTTTTGGTTGAAAAGTTTATATTTATATTGAGAATTAATAAATTTAAATTAAGCATATAAAATGGCAGAGAAATTAGTATCACCAGGCGTTTTCACAAGAGAAAATGACCTTTCATTCTTACAACAAGGAGTTGGAGAAATAGGAGCAGCGTTTATAGGTCCTTTTAAAGAAGGCCCATTAACACCAACAATTGTAAGTTCACAAGCAGAATTTGAAACATTATTTGGTAGTGTTGATGACACTTATTATACTCCTTTAGCAGTACAATCATATTTAAGAGAAGCAGGAACTGCAACAATTTGTAGAGTAGCTGGTGCAGCGGGATATACCGAAACTGCTCCTTTATTATTAGTAGCAAACACAACTCAATCAGCCGATGGAGCAGCACATTCCGCATCATTAGGTATTCTTTTTAATACATCTGCAAGTGCAAATGTAGGATTTACTGGAACTCTTACATCCGATAAAGATGGTAATGGTGATTTTTCAATATTATTAAGTGGTAGTAATGTAACTCACACAGGATATAGTGCATCTTTAAATTTAACAGATGTAAGTGATATCGAAGCGGTATTTGGTTCATCTGCATATGGTTCAGCAAGAGCGTACGCATACGCATTCTTTAAAGAAAACGGATTTATATATAATACCGGTTCTTATACATTATCTGGAACTGACGGAATTGGTTCTGGTTCAGTTACTTCATCTTTCAACTCACATACAACTGCAAGTGTAATTGTATTAGCAGACCAAAAATTTAGTGGTTCAACTGGTACTGGTGAAGCATGTGAAGCATTGACTCCATATATACAATCTCAATTAATCAATAGTACAAGACATAATTTATTTCAAATAGAAACAATAACCGCAGGAAACGTTGCAAATACTAAAATAAAAATTGGTATTTCAAATGTTAAAGCGGCTGGTTCAATAAATGGAACTGATTACGGTGCATTCACGATTGTAGTAAGAAATTTCTCTGATACTGATAAAAAGAAAAGTGTAATTGAAACTTTTGCAAATGTAAATTTAGACCCTAATTCTCCTAACTTTATTAGTAGAGTAATCGGTGATAGAAAAAGAACAATCAATCCAAATACTGGTAAAATAACAGAAATTGGCGATTGGGTAAATAATTCTAGATATATTAGAATTACTAATTTAAATGTAAATGCACCTGTACAAGCAGTACCATTTGCACACGCAGCATATCAATTACCAGTAACTGCAGGAGCATACGCATCATTGGTACCGAGAGTAACATTCTCAACTGGTTCAGTAACCGATTCTTCAAAATATAGTGGTATTGATTTAGATAATAATGGTGATAATAAGATATACATGAAACCAATTCCTGTTAGTGCGGGTAATGGTTCTAATTCTGTATTCTCATTAGATACTATTTGTGGATTAAATTTAACTTCAAATGTTTCAACTGATGTTGCAAAAAGACAATTCGTTGTAGCATTCCAAGAAGGATTTGATGGACACTCTCCGGCTAACAATGCAGCAGATTTAAACCCTGCAACAACAGCAGGTAAAGCAGCATATCAAAAACATATTGCAGCATTATCAAACGCTGATGAATATGATATCAATATGGTTGTTGCACCTCATGTTAATAGATACGACCATAGTTCAGTTTGGACTTCAATATTAGATATGGTAGAACAAAGAGCAGATGCATTCTTCATTGGAGATGCAGGTAACGCTTCAACTTCTTTATCAGCAACTATAACACAAGCACAATCAGTAGATTCAAACTACGCAGCAGTTTACTACCCTTGGGTTAAAACAATTGATTTAAACACAAACAAATTAATAACAGTCCCACCATCAGTATTATTACCTGGAGTATTTGCGGCAAACGATAATGTTGCAGGAGAATGGTTCGCACCAGCTGGTTTGAATAGAGGTGGATTAGTGGGAGCAGTTAGTGTATTAGATAGATTATCTCAATCTGAAAAAGATGATTTATACGAAGGTAAAGTAAATCCAATTGTACAATTCCCAGGACAAGGTATCGTAGTATTCGGACAAAAAACTTTACAAGATAAACCATCTGCATTAGATAGAATCAACGTAAGAAGATTATTATTGACTGTTAGAAAATATATCGCATCTACTTCTAGATATTTAGTATTCGAACAAAATTCGGCAGAAACTAGAACTAAATTCTTAAACATTGTAAACCCTTATTTAAGTGGAATACAAAGTAGACAAGGTTTATACGCATTCAAAGTGGTAATGGATGATTCAAACAACACACCAGATGTAATTGATAGAAACATTTTAAAAGGAGCTATCTACTTACAACCAACAAAGACAGCGGAATTTATTCAAATTGATTTCAACATCTTACCAACTGGCGCAAGTTTTAACGGATAATTTAAAAAATAGATATTTATAAAAGAACAATAAAATATAAACAAAGATGCCAACAATATTAGGATTTGA